AAACATCTGGAAATTAACGGGGAACGGGAAAACTTGAATTGAGGCGGGGTCTCTACGCCTACGTCGAATCATTTGCAGAGCTTGATTACGGAAGTCACCCCCGTCATACATCATCAGGGGATCGCTTGCGCCACCCGAAGGACCACCTGCGCCCTGTCGTGGCTGTGGTGTGATGATCCTAAAAGGAATGACGTAATCAAGTGCGATAGCTTCGTTAAATCTGTGCAAAACCTGTACGTACCAGATCTGCCTGAAGTTGGACAACAACCTCGGAATGCCCCAACCACGATTGATCATGCCCGAAAGCGTAGGTTCCTTCATGTGATAAATAGAATCAGGGTGGAAACGGAATACTTGATTGTGCTGAACGGCTTTCAATACTTCCATGTCCACGCGTTCTAGGTGAAACAGATTACCCTGTCTGATCTGGCGCCTATAGTCTTCAGGGATACGCCAAATGTAATGCACGTCTTCTGTGTAAAGATCATGCAGCAATTCGATTTCGTGTACGTTCCAATGCTTGACCTTGATCTTGGTTTCGTCTTTCTCGTCCTTAACTTTCCATGGACCTCTGTAAGATTCTTTGCCCCGTGTCTTACACACAGGACACGTGGCGATGAAGTCAGGCATCGACCATGAAAAATTGAAAACCTTATTCTCAAAGATTTCCTTGAGTGGCGCTTGGTAGCCACACTTGGGACAACTTAGAAACCTACGGAAAGGAACAACGACACTACTAAAACCGTTGCCATAGCACATACGATTGCGCAAGGCTTTTTGAATCTCACCGATAATGTCCAAGTCATCTCTAAGGTATTCTTCCCACTTAGTTCTTTCGTCTTCAGAAGCCCCGTCGATAATGACATCAGTGAGGAAGTAACTGATGATGCGTTCCATGGCCATACGATAGGTGCCATGGTAATTCCAAATAAACTCACACCAGTACAGAGCTGATCTGATGTTTTGTGGAATGGAGAGACTGGCTACGTCCATGAACGGATCTGGAAACTCAGCGCCACCGCCAAGTCCCGAGAAACGTGTGAACTGCCCACGCATCAACGCCGAAGTCATGCTGCCATTCCTTATAAGTGCTTATTGAATCACTTGCGGCGGCAGGCATCCGCAGCTTCGTCCATCATCCGGGAAGCTATGTGCTGATCCACGGGAGACTCGGCTTGCTTCTCAGTAGAACAAGCACTGCCGCATTTACCCGAACAACCTTTTTGGATGGGACTGTCGGGTGTCTGCTCAGTAATAATACCGCGCTTTTCAATCATGACAGAACTCCATCAATCATCCACAGCTTCAGCGTCATCTTTATCTACTGTAACAAGAATGATGCAGTCAAACACGCCGAACGCAAACTTGAGGCCAAAATACTTGGTATCAAAGATCTTGTCCTTCTCTTTGGTTTTGTTGGGCTTGGGTGCTGGAACGATGACCTTGAGAGGCAAACCATCTGGATGAGTCTCTTGGTTGTACGGCGGGCAGAACTGTTGGCCGTCAGCGTAGCGCGTGTCATATACAAGGACCACACACCCATCACCCGTAAAAATACCGTGAAACCAAGTGGACATAGACCCAAAGCCGGGAAGCTCAATAAATACTTGGGTCTTGGCTTTCTGAGGAACAGGTCCTGTCACAAAAGGAATTTCCAAGGCCTCATAACCCACGCTGCCACTTACGTCTGGTGCATCTTCTGACATGACGGGCTCCTCAGGTTTAACGGTCTTCGTAACAGGTGAAGGCACAGGTTCAGATCTAGCCATACTAGATTGCATCATGGCCGCAAGTTGAGATACCTGCGCCATGAGTTGAGCGATGACCAAGTTATTGGAATCAGTAGGTTGTGGTGCAGAGGCTTCGGAGATTGCAGGTCTACCGATAGGCGGCAACACAGGTTCAGAAGATGTTGTGTTGGTGGGAATAACGTAATCTTCAGGACTACCCTCACTGTCAGCTTTAGGCACAATATAAGTGTTTGGCATCAAATGGTTTACGCGATCTGCCTTGGCTGCGGCACGCTTAGTGGGAAGCTTCTTGGCAGCACTGAGTTCAGCAAAGATCTTAACCGGATCTTCTGCACCATGCTTGGCAAATACACGCTGATATGTGGCTTTGTCAATGTTGGCCAGATCCACGACGATGTTGCCACCCTTCTCGTCGGGGTCCACACAGACAACATCAGGAACGTTGTGATCAAAGCCTTTACTGCGTCCGTCATTCTTGCCGTAAGAACCGGGAATGACAGCGTAGTCCCCAGTGATACCGCCCCCTAGCAAATACCTTTGTCTATCGTCTGGCTGGTGATAATGCGCGTCGTCAGGTGTAAAACGTTTAGTACCTTCAGACAACACCATTGGATCAGACATGCGTTGAATACTCCACAAGGTTGGTAGCTGCAAGTGTATGAAAGAAGAGGTTTTGGTACAAGTTCGGTTCTCTGATAGCTAAAAAAAAGACTAGGACACCCGGGAGTTACCCGGATGTCCTAGCCTAAGGATTAAATGTCCAGCATGTGCCGAACAGACTTAAAAGTCTGCTCGAACACATGCTTAGCTGCATCGGTCAGCTTTCCGTTTTGTTGCCATCTAATTTTCCCTCCCGGCGGGAGGTGGCTGCGCGCCGCGCGCAAAGCCTCCAAATAGAGGCTTTGCTCCTGTGGGGTCACAACCTCTCCGGGAATAATCCCGGAGAGGACTACGGCCACTTCCATGGCCGCTTGCTCGGTTACAAGCACTTCTGTGTTAATCACTGCGATACCTCCGTCCAAGAGCCAGTAGTCCTTACTGGCGCACAGGTAAATACCTGTACATGTAATATGACGCATTTTTGCTGTGAATTTAGCTGCGTGGTTTGTAGGGTGTCCAGTCTTCTGCGACTGTGCACCAACGCCGAGCATCCTTCTTAGCCATAATTACATTCGTGACTTTGCAATAATTCACGGCGCCACACTTACAGGCATCATCGAACATGCTGTAGAGATGCAATGATTCAGGCGTAGGATCATCAGGTGCGATTACAACTTTCTTGCACACAGAACATTGAACCACCATGACGATCTCCTGTGATTACACGCAATGGTAGTTTATTAAAACACCTGTGCAATAGTTAAAAAAAAGATCCCGTCCAAGCCCGAAGGCAAGGACGGGACCTAATCGCTTAGGACGCAAGGATGTTGCGTTCAAAAGCAAGGTCGATCACTAATCCTCCGGGATACCGGAGGAATGGGGTGTCCCACCCCTCCGTAATTACGGGAGGAGGAAGAATAAAAGCTTCAATCTCCTCTACATAATTGTCAAGGACGAGGGTATTAACCTCGTAACAATGACCTTCCGAACTTGGTAGTTCTAGAAGGCCGTTCCCGGCAAGGCGGGTTGGGAAAAGCGTGTCACCACTTTTCAAACGCACACCTTGCGAGGCGAGCCACTCGTAAAGTAGATCGCCGAGTTCTCGGTCGAGATACTCGCAGATCTCTCGCCACCCTGCGGTGGCCCTGTTGTTAACCACGTGCCATTCTGGCAGTGGTTTGCGTTGCCCGGGCAAAACACCGAGCGACGCGCGCACCATAACCTCACTAATGAGGGTGCGCGAGAATCCGATTCCATCTCGGATTGCGGCGTGCAGAAAATCTTCCAGCACAGCCGCGGGCACCCTGCACATAGGGACAGGTTCCGCTGCCCCTTTAGGCTGGTAAGGGATCACCTTACCTTCGTAGGGATTGATCAGGGTCTGCCCGACCTTGTAATCAATTCCTGCGGCCACAAGGTCCGCCACGAACGTAGGACGTAAGTCGTCCCACGTGTGGCGTTCCAGCGCAGCCGTGGACATGGCCGTGTCCACAGCCACAGCTGCCAAGAACTGGCGTGGTGCCAGTTCTTGGTCAAGATCCACTCCACGCCATCCCACCGCATCGGTGGTGGTCCCCATCCCTCCGATGTGCGGCCCAAACGGAAGGGATCGCACAATCGTGGACTTCGGCTGAGTGCCGGCATATCGCCGGCCGTCGAGATAGGCTGGCGGTGCATCCTGCACCACCAGCCACTCCCCCGAAGTGACGAAACACCTCTCGGCCACGGTCTCGATGGTGTCGGCCATCAAAGCGATGCCGACGTTGCCTCGATACCTTCCCCCGACTCGGGCAAGAAGGTCGTGATGCCACTCAAAGACGGCTTTTGCACCGTCAAGAATGCCATCGATTTTGGAAACAGTCGTTGCATTGTTCATTACAAACTCCTTATGCAAACGACCGCTGCTCATCCGAAGTGGATAAACAACGGTCGAGCATGTAATATGACGCGTTTCGGTCTATCTATTTAGTCATCAAAATCATCGTCGGTCAGAGGTGCTTTCGGTTGTTGTCGTACCGCCGGTTTCTTGTCTTCTTTAAACGTGACGCTAGTAATCATTTCGATTGGACCAAAATAATAATCGGCTTGCATCTTAACTGTGTCTCTCAACACTTCGGTATCTACTTCAGTCACAGCCCCGTTCTTAACAACAGGAATTGTGACCGCCGTAGCTCCGTCAGGCAGATACAAATAACGCTGAGGTCCTTTAGTCACCGGCAAAGCAATTCCGTATAAAGGAAACACATACACATCTTTACCATCAGCCGAACTAAGATACTTGGCTAATCCCGCTAATGTTTTCATGTTCTTGAGCTTAGGTGCTTCCCCATCTGCACACTCAACAATCCAATACCCCACAGATGCAAAGTTGGGAACAACATCGCCGGGTGGCATTTCGGCTGTAGCTTCTTCTTGAATAATCGTTTTGGCGAAATCACTTAGCTTCGCAAAACTGTTCTTGAAGTGTTGCTCGTCGTCATATGTGACCGGCTTCTGCGTTACAAAATCTCTAGCAATAAGACTGACATACGGTTCCTGTGCCGCAAGCTTGGTTACATTTGTTAGATGTGCCCACCAAGCATCCCATTGTGACAGTGCCATTATTTACTACTTTCCAACATAGGGTTTTTGCCTGCTTTGAATGCGGCAAGAAATTGTTGCATTTCAGGTTCAGGATCCAGACGTATTGGGAAGGGCATAATCTCGTCAGGCTTAAACGCAATGGTACTGGTGTTGGAAATGATACCAATTGCGTGTATCGGAATAACGCTGTTGACTAACGTGTGCAAGTCAGCGGCTAGAGGATCCGCAATGTTAAAGTTCTGGATTCCGTACTTAGCCACAAGGTTACGTTCCACACTTAGCATCGTAATGCCGCACATATGATTCTCTACGGCAGGCCATTGCTCTTTGGTAACTGCAAACAACGTGCGATTCCAGTCTGTAACTCCAAGCTTGACAGGCAAATGCTGAAACATTGGGGAATAGAACTTATGCTTGTAAAGCTTCAACGGCTCAAACATGTCTTTCTGCAAATCGATGAAATGACCATCAACAAAAGCACCGTGCAGATTAGCCAACGCAGGCGTGAAAAACACAAAGTCACCCGTCATCTCATAAAGAGATTTTGCCGCACCAATTGGCAAAGGGTGCTTAGGGAATTTCTCGTTAAAGTCATAAGCTAGGCCTAGACTTATTACGTCTTGCGTTGGGTTATCTTCACGGGCTTGTTGTTGACGTGACATATTAGTCGTTCAAAAACCCTAGTTGTGCGGCCAACTCAGTTATCAGCCAGCTATCGTGTTGTACATTAATATGCGGCTTTGTCCAATTGCAAATATCCCACTTTTTGGCCGAATCTTCAGAACTCCACGGCTTTCGCAGTTTAAGTACAATCGGCCACGACAGCGAGAACTCAGACGGCATCACAGCTTCCGTGATATCTCTGTGATTAGGATTGTTGTACCAAAGCCTCAGAGGAACCTTAACTTTGGTGTCTGGCAACGTACAATCCAACCCAAGCATCTTCAAGAACAGGCGCGTATCAAACCCAATGAACACAACATTGGAATGCGTCGTGTCCAGTATATCCCCCGCAAATGCGTCAGGATTATTGCGCAAGATCCACGAGGCTGCGGCTTCTGCAACCGTCAAACCATCTTCGGCATCCCGGTCTTTGCTGGACCACTTACCAATGATCTGCTTCTGCAAGTCCACAAGCATGATCTCATCGAACGTACCCGTGTAGGGTTGGTTAGCTGCATCGGCCTCGAAACTATCCTTGCGTTCCTTGATGTACTTAGCGATCTTGTCAGCGTCCTTGTAGTTAGAAGGCGCTTTAAACTCTGGAGTCATCGAAGCAATATTATCGGGATCAACGAGAGTAGTCGTGAACGAAACAATGATCCGCGTAGTCTTGTTACTCATACGTTCCTCAAGTGATGTTGCCATTGTCGTCTACCCGGCGCAACTGGCTGAATACACGCAGTTGCTCATACTCGGGTCCGGTAATATCTGAATCCGTCGTCGGCACAGCTCCAAGCAATGCCGAACCTAGCTGTTGACACATACGCCAAATAACCTTGTGCGCGTTACCAGCCGTAGCGCCGACAGGTTGACCCACGAATAACTCAGGGTGGGCCAACGCCAAATCATCGACAATAACCAAGTCAGGCGGTACATCCATTTGTTTGAGAATGGATATAGATGTGAACTTGCCAAAGGTGCTGGGATTCTTCGCAACGTCTTTCCACTGCTCTGCCGAAAACGAACAGTACATGGCAGACTGCTTATCAGGCTCAGGCTGCATGCCAAAGCGTAGAACCACCATGCCCGCTACTTCTGCTGCGGCCGATGTGGCGTTCAACAGCGCACTGATCTGAGTTGGATCACCCGCCAGTGTCAAAGACCTGTCTCTTGCAAGCGTCATCGTGTCAGATGGGAGCCTAAACCCTAACGGTACAGGTGTCTCCCTTCGGCGTTGTTCCAATACAACAAGCTGCTCTTCCTCAATCTTGGAGTGCTCGGCCATCTTCTCCTGAAGCCACGGAAGCACGGCACTATGCAATCCCGTGAACAGTTGCTTTTCCTGAAACGGCTTAGCGGCGGCGTGCATAGCCGACTGCACGATGATGTCACACGACAAGGGATGATACGCAGCATCATCCTTGGGAGTGTCAAGCATCTTCTGCAATTCTGAATACGCTACCACATAGGCTCGGCGCAACGACAGAAGCACATTGAAAATGCGTAAGCCTTCGGGGTCTTCTAGAAACCTAGACACGTCCTGAGTTGCTTCGACCTGTGCCTTGTCCGCTTCTGTCACTTCCATTACACACTCCTAAGAAAAATGCCGAGCCACTACGGGACGCTTGCTGCACGAAGGCATCAGCAAACGTTTCTTGAAACCATTGCCTACATTAACGCCACGGTAGTAAATCACAGCCTGAATCAACTTACCAACAAACTTGTACTGCGTCTTGTAGCTACTTTTGCCTTTACCAACTTGTATCAAAAATTCAGTCTCATCGGTGTACGCAATTTTTTTACCATCAACCTCAGATATGTATATTTGCATAGTCATTCCTTAAACGTTGTAAGTACGTGCCAGTATGTGACGCTTGAATGCGTAAGGCATCACTAATCGTTTTTTATCGCCCTTCTCAAGTTGAATGCTGTCGTAACATTCAAGAGCCAACTTTAGATTTCCTCTTATCGTCTTTGCGACGGAATAGGCATCGCTGCCCGAACCTACTTGCACTAAGAACAATGTGGAGCTGTGCCAAATGATCTGTCTTCCCTTGTAAATAATCGATCGTAACTTTGTCATCACGCACCATATACCTTTCTGCGTAAATACTCCGCCAGCAACAAACCCTCCGCGCGATTGTGATCAGCCTTGCGGGTAAGTTTGACGTTGGGGAACATGGCTGCGGCTTTCATGCGGCTGAATTCTTTATCCTTGCCCTGAAGCCCCATGTTTTTCTTCCATGAAATAGGAGCTACGACTTCGTGGTAATAATCTAGCGCCGTAAAGAACAAAGACCACATGCCAAAACCAACACCTACACGAAAACCTGTATAGGCATTGGCTCCTTTACCTTTGATCTGAACCTGCGCCTCTTCCACACAAACCCTGATCCGTTTACGCAAAGGATTGAAGGGCTCAAACAATTCGACAATAGCTCTGTGATCAAACAGAGTTTTGGTTTTGGAAGAACCATCTAGTTTCTTGCCAGAACGTTCCGTTTTGTATGTGGGTATGTCCACCACACACGCAAAGTTGCCACACAGAAATCCAATGGCGCCTTCCGATCCGGGATCAATTCCCACAAAGATGAGTTCTTCGCTGCCAGTGACATTTCGCAGAAACTCATCCATGTGTTGACTCGCCATAAGTACTTATAAGTTTCGTCAAGTAATCCTGAGCCTTCTTCAGATCGTCCACACCATTCTTGTCTCTGTACCGCGCAATGTACTTGATGACATTGCCTTGCAGAAAACCTTGAAACTGATCCTTCGTCATCCACGCTTCCATGGCGTCCCATGGCTGAATTGATTTGTTGTAATGTTCAGGTGTCGCCATGGTTATCCTCCGGATCAGCATCAAGGGAATCCCACAACAGCAGGTCGTGGCGATATGGCTTATATAAGTGATGCCTGTCCCTTTCCCGATGCAGATCAATTGCGCGTCTCAAGCGTTTGACTTCTGCCATCAGCCGCCGCGCAGATACTACTGTGTCTGTCGGCGTGCTGATGGTCAACATAGCTTCGATGATTCTCAATTCATTTTCAGTCATGAGGACACAGCAGGTCGCGCGCCCACTCCTGTACCATCATTTCGCCTTTTACCGTCACCGAACAGTTATCGACAATGGCTCCGCGCAATTCTTGAATGGTGTCAATTAACTTGGCAATGGCACAGGCAGAGTGCCGCAAGTGACATTCTTGCCAATGTGTTGCACCGTCGTTGGATTGCTTGTCCACGAAATTTAACTTCATGAACACCAGATCTGCATCGCTTAACATCCTACTGGCCTTTCACTTACAAGCTTTTCAGCGTTAAGTCTGCGCACAATTTCACGCAAACGTTTAAGCTCCGCCACTAACTGATCGACTGTTTCAACAGGCAGTGGTTTTCCTAACATGTCTTCTAATGCAGCATCTGTAAACAACATGTCAGTCCCTCACATGCAAACGTTGGCCGCGTACCATGACGAAGCAACTACCAACATTGCTGATCAGCGTGCAGTACACCCGGTATTTACGTTTATCTCCCGCAAAAACCAACATCTTATCGGTGGCAATCTTGCGTCCGTATCCCGAAGGAGATTGCCCGGGACGCAAACCGCCGGGAGACACTTTTACCGGTTTTTCAATTAGCGTATAGTTCTCAGCATATGCAATCATTAACTATTCCTCTGGCCTCTGTAACGCGTCAGAGACTCTGGATGAATGACAGCTGGAGATGCGGCGACAAGCGTTTCTGTCTCCGTCTCTGGCACCAGCAATTGCCGGAATTTCTCCATTAGAATGTGCACACAGAATGCGTCTACACTCGCATTGTGCATCTGTGATTTGTTGACGTGCTGGTCGAAACCGTATTTAACAAAACAATGTTCGCCCAGATTGGATTTGAGTCCCTTAATCCTGAGCGCATTCAACCGCATAAAATACGACCGCAGCGTGTCCGTCGGTTTTGGCACCGTGACAGGCGTTGGTCCCAATCCATTAGCCTTTTCGATTCCATTAGTGTCGATGATGCAGTTATCGTTAAACGTGACTTTGGGAAACTTGAACCTTTGAATGTTGTTGAGAAACATAGGTTCGTCAAAAGCGTAGATGTTGTGTCCGATGACAGGCACGCCTTTGGATAGAAGCGTATTGATCATCTGCGCATAGAACGTGAATACTTCTTCAGGCGGTTTACCCTCACGTTTCATGCGCTGGAAATCCACATGAAACTGGACACCCCTTGCAGCCATAGCATTAGAAACATTCTGCAATTTGCCTTCGATAGCATCAGCCAAATCTGATTGATGCTTGGTCCAGTCCACGATCGTTGTGAGGCGATCGACGACTGTACCGTTGCGCACCAAGCAATGGCCGAACTCCACAATCAAATCGTTCTGAAGATCTAGCCCCGTGGTTTCAACATCAATGACGAAGTAATCACGTGGCCAGCCACCTCCATAAAGTTTACGAAACGTAGCTGGCCAGTGATTAACAATCATCACGCTCTCCGTGTCAGAATGTGAAACGCATCTTTGATCCGCTGCCATCCGACATACAAACCGCGCCGCCATTTAGGAATGGTCATGCGGCGGCTCAGGTCACGACCATAGTTGGCCAGCTCCTGATAGTTTTCACACGGAGAATGCTCCGCAACGGAAGCTTCTCTTACCCCGGCCCAGTACACGCCTGAGATGACGGTACCGAGCAACGCCATATACAAAAACTGCGCAGGCTCTTCCACCTCAAACCAGCCAGACTCAGACAACGATTCCACCATAGACTTGGTCTTAGGATCTGCCGCAGCAGGCACGAACTTGCAGAATGCCGCACAGGCCTGACCAAGTTGCTCATCCGTCACATTGAAGTGTTTCTTAAACGCCGTAAGACAGTTAGGGTTGTTTTCCAACTCCTCAAGCCTTTGCGCCACAACCATAGCAATGCTGCCAAAGTTGTGCGCTACGTCTCTCTCCGGACGGTATAAGCGCTTATCGTCTGCTGAGAACCGTGCCTGCAATCCCATGTCAAGCCTCCTGCTTCAAATCATCGATGTCATCGCCAAGAAAGAACTTTGCTTGTTCTTTTATATAATCACTTGGCGGGCATCCGTCTTTAGGTAATTCCTCAGAAAAGTACCGACAGTCCCAACCGGCAGCCTCGTCTCCCGTTACCAGCAAATTGTCTGAGTCGTAATATGTGCCGTTTCCTGAAATTATCGGTTCCCTCACGTGATTGGCTTCTCCATGCACGCCATGGACTAACAACTTGCCGCCAATTGTGATTGTGAACTTAGCGCCGGGTGGTATTTCGCCCAAATCTGAATACTGCTTTCGTGCACCGTCGTCTATCCCGGCATAAGTGAATCCGTAATCGTGACACTCTGGACCATCAGGAGTTACCAATAACGCTGCGCCGTACTCAGATTCAGCCAATTCATCCATGGCTGCATCTACACATTTTGCCTCTACTGCAAAGTGCTCAGGGAAGAAACTATCGTCAATAGTCACGAGCCAAATAATACCGCCTGCACCCGGATTGATCACTGTTGCTGTAATGGGCTGTCCGCGAAACTTACCTTCTGCACGTACCATGTCACTCTCCCTTAGGCTGAGCCAGTTCGTAAGGTGTTGTTCTCATGCCATATACTTCTGGCAAATCATCAACCATCCGAACCTTTGCGTCGCTAAACATGTGTGGATACTTCTTGCTCAGGATCTCGTAGATCTGCGCAAAGACGTATCGGATTTCCCATTCTGCGTGAGCTGACGTGCGCATCTGAATCATGTGCCTTGCCGCCCTGACATTCATTGAAAACCCAATCTCGTTTGCCACGCCATTGGGTAGGAACATCCGCCGTAACGCTGATGTCACTTTTTTCTTGTAATCGAACGACTGCTTGGGGTCGTTCAAATTCATGTCCTCGCACGCCATTCGATACTTCATCTCTAGATACTCAAGCGTCAGTTCGATGTCGTGCTTGATAGGT